GCCTATCAATATATAGTTTCCTACCCATTTTAAATACTTTTGAATCCCTTTTGCCTTTTGGTTCATCCATTCCCTCGCCTGTCCCATATTGATTTACTACTATTTGACTATACCCCGGCACTCCTTCCCCTTGTACTGAAACAACAGCGGTTCGGTGTTCTCCTATGTTTTCCTCTGCTATGAGATACAAAAATGCGCTGTCTTGCCCTGCTACCATGACGTCGAGGTATTCAAATGCTCCAATGTCAGGAGCAAGTCCGCTATATGGAGTATAAGAAACGTAGGTAGTCATAACAAGATTGAAAGTATCCATAGCTGTCCAATATAATTGAGTAGCCACTTTCAGCCATTCCTCACTGCTTGTCGCAGTCCATTCAACGTTGGAGCATAAATCAACTTTAACGTACATTTCCTCGGAATCGTGGTTGACTAAGTGCGTACCTACCCCCAAATACTGGGAATAAGCAATTTTCTTAGAACTTGCTACCACGCCGGGAATAAACTGAGCATACAGCCCCCCAGTCACCCATAACAGAAACAATATGCTTAATACTCTTTTCATTCTATATCTCCTATTAACAACCAGATGTTTGTATCTATTTTCACAAGTGAACACGCACTATACCTCACCCGCAAAGCTGTTGCGTCATCCGCACTATTTATCGTCACCCCTCCCGCAGCGGCAATACTGGTAGTGCCAGTACCAGTTTGTACTACGGTGATTTGAGTACCTACTGGAAACGCCACAGAAGTATTAGTAGGTACTGTGACTGTGTTTGCGCTTGAATTACTTCTTATCACTAACCTGTGTGCATCAGCCAATACCAATGTGTAAGTTGCGCTTGTTTGAGTGTTTATATCCAATACTTTATGATTACCCCAATTGTATGCCGTATTCCAATTAGCCGAGTTATTTGTAATGCTTGTTCCCCACGATTGACTACCAGAATAAATCGGAATGCCCGCTGCGGACGGCCAAGTCATTGTTCCTCCCCCTGAGCCTATCAACCCCTGCAAGGTGTTGATCCTATTAATAATTACTCTTAAATTAGTTGTGGTAATAGGATCGAGTTCCTGACTGAAAGCATTCAATCCCACACAAATAAATAAAATTGTCAATATCTTTTTCATACTACTCTATTTTTAATAGTGTATCTCCGTCACTTCTTAATAATACCCCATCATCATTTCTATAAAACCTACCCTCGATGGATGGTCCTGTTATTTCTGAAACAGTTGCCCCTCCAAGTAATACTAAAGCCGTCCAAGGATCCAACTCAATTACTCCCGAATAACTCTGCCCGGTTACGTCAACTACTGATCCACTTGAAACTGCGGAATAAGTACAATAAGCTGAGTAACGATAAGCTGCCATACTTGCTGTTCCAAACGGATTAGGCAATCCCTCAGACCACACAGCAGGTGCCTGAGCCCGATCAGGAGAACCCCCAACGTAACGCATTCCTACATTATTTTGGAAAATCCACGCAATCCAAACACTCTGCCCCTGCGTAACATTAATAGGACTTACTAATTGTTCGGTTTGCCACCCGGAAACAGCGTTTACCGCAACGATCCCGGTTGTCCCAAGTAATTCCCCCGGAACCCCACCATCGTCGGCGTAAATACCCATAATCACCCCTCCCGTGCCTCCTGCATGGCACAGGGATATGCTCTCAATGGTCCCGCTTTCTGGGAAAGTCACAACCACTGCCCGTCTGTTGTTACTGGCAGAAGTTTGAGCTAACACATCAGTCGTACCTAATGTTTTGCTTGAAGCCCCTCCGGGAGTAACTCTGAAATATTTAGGATTGTTTGTTTCGTTGTATATGAAATGCATATCATTCGTACTACTTACCACTGTCGGACTTCCAAAAGAATTAACATCATTTGGAGAAACTAATGTTTTCCAATCTGATAATGTATGATAAGCAGAAGTGTAATAAAAATGATCGTCATCTTTAATAGGTCTGGCATAATAATTGTAATCGAACGTTCCCCAGTTTTGAATCTCAGGAGCTGTATAATGTAATGACCTTAAACTTAATTGATTAGTTTCTTTGGCTATAAGGATATTATTATTGAATGTTAATCCAGTTGAAACTCCATCCTGATACTTTAAAAACTCTGCCTGTCTTTGATTGTCAAATAATACATTGCCTGTTATCAGATGATTGTCACCATAATGGATAAGTAATCCTGCCCCTTTTTCGCAACCAGAAACTATATTATTAGTAATTACTGCACCACTTCCCCCTGCATCATAATAAATGCCCCTTGTTATTACTAACCAATCTTCAGAACCTACCCCTGAATTTAAAACTATATTTTCAGTTATGACACAATCCCCTCGGCTACTCGTGGAATATATACCTCCCCCATCGTCCACAAGCATGCAAGCGTAGTTTATAAAATTCCTACGAATTAAATACGTGGATATCGACGATGTGCTAATTCCACTCCAATCTGTATATTGTATTCTATTATATTCAACCGTATTATCAGTACCATTTATATAGATGCCAGACGCATGAGGTAAATTAACAGCCCCCCTGATCATTCCAATGTACTCGATATTATTGTGAGCTATAAGACCATTGTTGCCTGTGTAAATGCGAATCCCGTAATTACTGTGAGATATATCATTGTGTTGTATTACGAAATTAGAAGTGGAAACTTCAATTCCGGAATCTCCTGCGTAAATAATATCGCAATCCTCAACACGATTATATGTCGCTGAATACCCAAGATGCACGGCATGACTAATTGACCCTACTAACTTTAATCCTACGATATGGATGTGGGCATAATTGCTGTAAATCAATCTATTTAATGTCGCTATTTTTACATCCCTCCCCGACTGATTCCCATACATATATAATCTTCCTGCATCTACGTCATGGTACCATTCCGTATCCGTTGTCACACACCGCAAGTCATTTTGAATAAAGTATCTTCTATTATTAGATGTTGATCCATATATTCCCCCCGTATAGGTTAGGGTGCCTGATGAATGCCCTGTTATATTACAGCGTTCCGTAATCCAATACTCTTTATTAATTACCACTTCTGCTCCTGTCCAATTAGGACTATCAGGAAGAGTTGCGTCATAAATAGTAGTCGAAGTTGCTGCGGTATAACTTAACCATGTGTTATCTGGATAACGCCCCATTCCGACAGGCTGTCCATCAATGACGACCATGTTTGTTTGATTTTCGGGGCTTGAAACCGTAGTTCGATAAACACTTCCCGAATGAACAGTCCAGCTTCCAATATCAGTAAACCCTGTAATTATTGGTTTCTCCCCTGTTCCATACGACCCTATTGTAATGGGATTATCTGACGATCCTGCTCTTGAAACAGTAATTGTGCCGTGCCAAATATCTCCTTTTCTGAACAATATATTATCTCCTGCGACAATTGTTCCATCAGACCAAGCATTATTAACTTTCGTAATGGTAGCCCACGCTGTGCTTTCAGACGTTCCAGCAGCAGCATCATTGCCCCCATTGCGAACATAATACGTAGCAGCGTAAGACACTGACGTAACAAATAAACACAATATGAATATAAATCTTTTCATCAATCAATCATTAATTGAATTCCATCTCCCTCACCCCACAAAGCCTCTATTTCCTCTTGACTTAATGCACCTCTGAATAGCATGAATTCATCAACTGTTTTTGGCACATGAGCAGGACTGCCCCCGTGATGTCCTATGTACATAAAACTACTTGTGTTAAGCACTTCTCCAGAAAACGTCGGAGGGCTGCAATGATCCACATCTAATACCCCGTTTCTCCATATTTCAAGAGGATACCCATTTCCACGATTAACGCAAACATAATGAATCCATTCATTTTTCGTTTGCGGAGTATTTCCGTAACATACATGAGGAGCTGGTTCTATTTCGTTGTTTCTACAGGTAAATGTAACTGTCCCGTTCGATCCTATGTTTAATTGAGTAGCTATCCAAATAGGTTCAGGGTAATAATATGACCAAACGACTGACGTAGTAGGATCTTCTTGTTCTGTGACTAATTCTTCAAAATTGACCCATATTGAAACACTGAAAGGGTCCCCATTCATCTGCATTGCAGCATTATTAGATACTCTAATATAATCTAATATTGTTTCTGAATATATTCCAGTATTGATTTTACCTGTCACCCATGCCGCATCGCCGTAAAGCGAACCATTAATGCTCCCCATCTCATCAGTTGCGGTTGTTCCCGTATTTTCATCGAGTTTATAGTAAACTGTTAATTTATCTTTTATGCTATTTAATACTTCTTGCTCTGAAGATATATCCTCCCACGTACCATGCGGCCATAAAAGAAATGTTATCCCTTCATCTTCCTGCCATTCTAAATCAGCTGTTATTGTACTTCCTGCCTGAATACATTTATTGTCTCTTACGCCATCTCGAAGAGTCCAAACTTGATAACCTGCAAAATCAGGATTAGTATAAGCCAACATCCCTTCCTGCGGACCCCCAACATCATCAACAGTAAATTCTTTTATTTGCCCTTGAAATGACCCGCCGCCACCGCCTCCATGTTGTGATACGTAATCATAAATTTGTTGTGGTGACATATACCGGTCTCTCCCGGTCGAGCCTCCCAACACGTCTTCAGCAGCAACACCGATAATGGCATCGTCAATTGCATTATCCAGAACTCCCTCTGCTATTGAAGTAGCTGTTATGCTATTGATATAACCTGCTAAAGAATGATCGCCCCAACTATACGCAGTGTTCCAATAAGTTGAATTATCTGCAATAGAAGCACTCCAACTGTGAGAACCTGAATATATTGGAATCCCCTCATTTATCGGCCAAGTCATCGACCCTCCGTTTCCCCCTGCGGGAGGAGTAGCCCATATTGGTACGCCCCCTGAGAGAGTTAAAACATACCCATCTGTTCCCCTTGCCAATCGAGTAGGTACACCAGAAGCCCCTCCATAAATTAAATCACCCTGAGAAGTCATAGGATTTACCATCAGCGTTGCTGATCCTGTAACGGAAGGGAAATATAGTGTTCCGGTCGCCGTTTCCTGTGTCTGCAAAGTGATAGTTCCGGTGTTTCCCCGTAACGACAGTTTCGACGCAACATCACCCTGAATAATTAGTGTGTTCGTAGTTCTGTTATAAGTAAGCTGCCCAAAAGAAACAAGAGCAGCCATCAGTCCGATAAGTGTAAATAATATCTTTTTCATGCCTGTAAAATATCAACTAAAATCCAATCAACTCCCTCGGTTCCGTCAAAGCCAATCTGCGTAAGTGCTTTATCAAACACAAAATCACCACCTCTCACCCCGCACCTCCACAGGGAACCATCTGCTTGATAGTAATCATATTGTTTCATAATAGTATTTTTACTGCAACCCAATCTGTGTTTTCATTTCCATCAAATCCCAAAGGTGTAACAGCCTTGTCAATACAATACGCCCCTCCTCTGATCCCCTTTCTCCATATTGCCGTTCCATCTGAGTAATAGTCATATTGTCCTGTCGGGATGTCAGGAAGGTAAACCAATAGTTTCTGACGTGATATGCCTATTTTGATACTCAATTGTTATCTCTTAAATTCAAATATGCCATTTTATATTATGCTGTTATTTTTTCATATAATCCATCAATGGTGACAATATCAAAATCTAACCCAATGGCATAATCTATTATTTCCTCCAATAAGATTACATCTTCATCAGTAACTCCGTGAAAATATATTATAACTCCCGCAGATTTTAGCTTAGCCTGATCCAATTTGTTTTTTGCAGCAATAACTACGCTTTCATCAACCGGATCACAGCTATTGGCCATTAATGCAGTGATGTCATTATCCTTATATATCAAATTCCCCCTGTTTATATAATCTTCATTGCCGAAACCAACAGTAGCTTTCAGAATACGCGTTACTCCTTCATCTGAAGATACATATATTTTCAGCCCACTGGAAGCCTCTGCTGCATCATCCCAAGTGACCACGGCAGTTGAATCCCCGGTAATTGCTACGCCAGCATTACTGGGAGTTCTTGTTTCCCAATATTCTCCCCAATTAACATCCCCATTCTGCTGACTTGCTGTCTTCGACCCAATCCTTATCCCTATTTTATTACCAAGGCCCATAATTAGTCCTTTCTTCTGGTTACTGCCGCACATACACAAACATAGAATGTCCGGCTATTTACAAACTCCGTTGCATTTGTATATGCCCGCACGTCTGCTTTATAGCGACCATACGGAACAAGTGTTTTTTCTTCAGTCAGCGTCCATGTCGTTATTCCATTCGCAGCGTCCTTATGGGTTATGATCTCGCTTGTAATAACTGCGTTATCGTCGGTTTCTGAAAAGTCATTCAGTCGTTTAACAGAAATGAAGACTATCTTACCCGTCAAGTCCATCGGTATCTTGAGGTCTTCATCACTGAAAACCTCGACATCGACAGACAAGGGAACACCTCGCTGAATCCTTATTTTCTCATGCCCATCACACACCATAACCAACATAGATGTTTGTTGCTGTTGTTCCGTTTTTGAAGATTTTCTTCACAAGAACAGGATCACGAAAAATAGCCGACCCCTCGACGGTTTTTGTGATCGGTTCAACATTCCAAACAGGCAGATATTTTATATCCCCTCCGTCCTGTGACCGGACAAAAAAACCTGCTTTGTCCTCATAGTCCTCACTTGTCAGATCAACAAGTTTTTCCCTTACGACAATACTTTTTCTCATGTAGTCCATTATTCCCCCAATACTTTAAATGTTCGTGTTCTGTGATCGCCCACAAAACGTGTGCGCCACAGTGGATAATCTCTGCAATTTCTGTTTAAAAACAGCGATATTTCGTCCCGTATTGCATCAGCCGTCAGCTTAGCCTCAGTAACCAATCGCTGGACGGTTTTATCCGACACGGGATTCGAATAATCACTTTCCTTGATAACCAAACCCAAAGCCGTATAATTAACCTGCATCCGGTTTGTAAAGCGTGCGAAAGCGTAATATATAATTGCCGCCTTCAAGCCCTGAAACATATATGTCCTTTTGTTGTACTCGTATCTCCCGCCCGAGAGAAGCAGTTTGTTTTCTGCGGAAAATTCCACAGGTATTTTTTCATTCTGTTCGATGATCTCGGCAAGAAGGGATTCACCAAGCCAGTTTTTTACATCCAACAAAACGGCTTCGTTGACCATCTGTTCCCACGTCTGCCGGTTTTTCACCGAGTCAGCGATGTATTTATATTCATCAAGATCTTCCTTCGTCACCAGTGCTTTCATAATTTCCTGTTTTTGCAATATATTCAAGCGGACTGATTGTGAATTCCGTAAAACTGGTTACAAAATTCTCGAACACATCCACAAAGGCTGTTTCGATCATATTTCGTTCCCCTTCCACAACGCTGTTCATATAATTATATGCGTTCTCGATCAGCTCGGCGCCAAATCCCGCTCCGACATCCACACCTCTTAAAATTGGAGGAATACGAAACATACGGCTGATATTATCCTGAACCGTTTGTTCGGTCAATTCGTACTGCTTATCATAGTTCTTGCCCTCGAAAGGAACAAATTCTGGCTTATCTTCATCAGCGTCAATATCTACAACCCAAATTTTGGAGGCATTTATATCACCCTGCATCCGTTTAATTTCATTTGCAGATTGCTCCATCTCCTCATTATAGCGGTCATTCGGATCAGGCCGGCCATCATCCAGGGTCCGGGGACGGATTCCTTTTCGAATAAGTATTCCTGCCGGTAAAAAGTTATGCTTTGCATTCCTGTGCTTTACGGTTGATACAGATTCTTCGGTTAACATATCTGTTACAACAGCATCGAAAGGACAGGTGGGGTACTCCCAGTCTCCATCCTCGGTAAAATAATAGACCTGACCAATATATTCGGTTGGTCCTCCGGCAAGGGAAATTTCATCTTTTACGGTATCGGATGAGAACCCGTTTATAAAGGCGATATCTGATTTTCTAAAAGCTCTTCCGGTTTCCTTGGTCCAATCAGGATGAACAGCGACACGTCCTGTGAAATTGCTTTGTTTGTCAACTTCAAGCCGGCAATGTTCAAAAGGAATATTGTAGATCTCGTTGACTGTACCTTTAAAATTATACTTTAAAAGCAAAGCAAACCCCCCAAAAGCTCTTAAATCTTTAGCACATTTAGAAAGTAATGAATTTAATCTTTCGTTTTTCTGATTGATGACTTCCGTTCCGTTTTCGAAACCGCCACCGATAATAAATTTTACATATAGGTCAAAGCAGGATTTACCGGTTCCGGAGCCGGCAACAATGTCGAGTATTTTCTGAGGATAATCATTACCTTTTCCATACGCTTTAATATCAATGTAGTTCAGGTAATGATTCCGTTCGACACGAGGAGAGGTTTTTGCTGCTGAGACTCTCATTATTCATTCTTTGTTTCCTTTAACGCCTCGCCAATAATGTCGGCCGGATCAATAATTTTTTTTGGCTCCTTTTTTACAGATTTCTTTGTAGGCTCCTTCTTTGTAACTTTCTTTGTAAGCTCCTTTTCTTCTGTTTTCCTTACAGATTCTTTATCTGCTTTCACAGCCTTTTTTTTCTCAGGAATAATTTCAAACAACTCCTTCACAGAAGGTGACTGGGCAAGGTATTTCTCAGCCAGTTCGTTTGTAAGATTCCACGAACACAGCATCGGAAGTCCGAACCCCTGTCGCATCACTCCTTTTTTCAACTTGTAATCACATCCCTTCATTTGTTTTGCATTTAATATTTTCAATAAAGCGCTGACGTAACAACTACCACAGCGCAATGAAAATCCCTTCCCGAACAACTCTCTATAAACTTTTGCAATTTCTTGCTTTCGTTCAGCTGTCCGGGAAGCCGGATTATTCACAAAATCACTAACCCAAGTAATCATGACTTAGTCTTCTCCATCGCAACACGGCGCCAGCAGACTCTCAAGAAGGCTCCTGGTATCACTCAACGATGATGCAAAAAGTGTAAGCGGAGGAAGCGACTCTTTAATATTATCGCTGCATCCCGCTGTTAAGACCCAACCACCAAGCATCTCGTCATCTGTGACATTCCGTTCGGCGGCGTTTAGTTCCAGCCCCCTGTCCCATCCAAGCACCTCAAAGACTGTCCTTCCTTCCCCTTCCTTGTTATAATTGTTTTCAATTACAACCACAAAACGACTGTCAACAGCATCCTGAATCCACAATTTTACTTCAGGAGTATTATCAAATATCCTGAAAATGAAATTATGGTCCCAAACTTTTTGATACGTCTTCTTGACAAGTTCAACGCTGTGTTCATTCGAAAAGTTGTAGCCGTCAACGCAATAAGCATAAAGAGGAGGAGAAGCAGTTTTTAAAACCAAGCTGGTAAGCAGGAGGGCATTATCATTACTGAACGTACAATCGTCTTTATTAATATCATTATAGTTGATAAAGTATGCCCTGTCTTTTATCCCGGGAACGAGATTAGAGCAATTTTTCAATATACAGTTCGCTATTTCTCTGCAACCAAGACTCATTTTTCCCTCCTTTCAATTACCAACCTGAACAAGGCGGTCGTCAAGTATTTTCATATCGAAAGCATCGGCTGCTTCAAGCCTGTTGTAGCGGCTTCTGCGATCGTAAAACACATCAACCTTATCAAAAAGGCTCGTACAGGTCATCCCGATAGCCAGATTTGACTTACAGGTGTAAAGAACCCTGTGAGGATAGTTCCATTTCGTACCATTGTTCTGGTATTTCTGAATCATCCTGTCCCACATCGGGAAAGAATAAAGCGGGATTCCATCCCAGTTGGCCAGCTCGATACCGTTAACCATCAGTTTGTAGTCCTGAAAAACAGTACCTACCCCCTGGAGGTATCTGCGGAGCTTTTGGAAAACACTCTGAGATACAATCAGCATCCGGTCAGGCTGAATAGCCAGTTCGGGGAGAGCTGAATCAATCAGGTCATTAACCGCAGCTGCAACATCAACAGCCGTTACAGCACGCTGATCAGCATAGGTTGACTCCGAGTTACCCGGGATCTCTGTTGCCCTTTCGGGTGTTTTGGCGGTTATCTCGGCCAGCTGCTTAAAGAATCCGTCCAAAACGTTGAAGAACTCAACATGAACACCGTCCGTGATATTTCCTGAACCTGAAATATTATCAGCATCGGTGTCGCCAAACCAGGCATAGCGGAAAATCATATCATTTATAGCCGGAATCATCCTGTCGAGAATCCAGTCGGCAATCTGTGTTTTTGTAAGATCAAAAACATCAATTCCACAGGCAAGAGCAATCTTCAAAAAAGACTCCTCCATTTCGGTAATACAGATATCAAGAATGACTTCGAGCCAGCGAGGCTGCCATTTTTTCATTTCTGCTACCAGTTCGTAAGCGTGCGGAAGCGGATCACAACCCTGCCTCGGCAGCCCTACAAGTTCATACTTTCCGGGAATCAGTCCAATCTCGGCATCGTTTTTTATACCACGGTGTAATGTGGCAAACGTGTTGATAGTGGGAGATTCCAAAATTGCTTTTACAATCAGTTCATTTAATCCGCGAAGTTCATCGGCACTAAATGACAGACTTTCGAGATTTATCGCTCTCCCAAAAGAAGGAGACGACACACTCGGAAGAAAAGGTGATGCCATAATCTATTCACTTTTTTTAGTTCGTATTTCCTTTAACTTGTCGAAGTCGACACCTCCGTCATCAACGACAGTTGTTCTTTTTGCTCTCGCAGCCGGAACCCACGAGTTACGCAAAGCCGACAACTCATCATGCAGAGCCTTGGCCTCGGCCGTGGCCCGCTGTAATTCCTCACGTGAGTTTTCAACTGCTTGCGCCTCGTTTTTCAGACTTTCCACTTCAGCTTCCAGTTCGGTGATTCGTTCCTGTGCCAGATCGAGTTCTGTTTTCTCTGCTGTAATACTTTCAACCACACCTGCGGCGATTACAACAGTTTTCCCGTCGATCATAAACGTACCGTCCGGAGATGCTTTATCTCCTACAGCAATCTCGCCTTCGCTTTTGTCAAGAACTATTTCATTCCCGTCAGCGTCAGCAAGAATCTGCTGCTCCGGAGCAAGTCGTGACAAGTTTTTAAGTTTGTCAACTGTCCGGTCAAGAGCCTGATTCAATTTGTCAAAAAACTTTTTGTCTTCCATTTTTTTATTTTTTGGTAAAACATAACAATAAGCCATCACAGGCTCCAATATTTTTGTAGCAAATCCAAGAGTGAGCATATCTTCAGCAGATAACTTAGTATCTTCATTCATATACTCTTCAAGTTTTTCCCTTGAGCTGCCTGTTCGTTCAACATAATAGTCAAGAATTTTCTCCTCTTCCTGCCGAAGTTCTTCTGCAAGTTTTTCCAGATCGTCAGATTCATACTTGTCCGCCAAAGTGTAAGGAGGTATGAAAGGATTATGAATCACACCATCGGCATTCTTCATCATCTCTCTTTCGCTTCCTACCAAGAAAATAATGGTTGCAATGCTATAAACTTTCCCTTCTCCTACTGTGGTTATTTTTTTGCCGGAATTGGCAAGCAGATCATGTATCGCCCAGCCCTCCTGCACATCGCCACCTCTCGAATTGATTCTGACAGTTATTTCTGTGGCCTCCGGGTTCTCGTCGAGAAAATCAGATACCTTTTTTGCGGATATATTCGTAGTTTCTCCGAACATTTCCATAAAAGGATCATCCTGCCCGATATCTCCGTAAATTTTTAAAACGGTCTTCATAGCTTCTTTGCAGTTTCGGCAAGCCCGTAAAGATACAGGGCCATTGTATCATTTTCTTTTCCTGATGCAGCCGTCGCAATGATACTTGCAAGAAGCTGATCCCATACATAACATGTCGGCTTTGTTGGCATAATCTTTTTTTTCAAAGATATGCCTAAGAAATAACTTTAATTGTGATTTTGCTGAACCTGTCAGTTCATAAACCTCGAAGAATCCCATCTCCGTAAACAATTATTCTACTGTGAGGACGAAGGGCTGATTGAAGATTTTTAAAATGTCGAACAATCCGGGGAAGCATTGACCCTGTTAAATGTGGGTGATTTATCATATCCACTCCAAAAAGATGAATCTCCTTTGCCCGGTATTCTCTGAAAGCTATTTGACAAGCAACGAACGGAGAACAATAGCTTTTTTCATACTTTTCACCCAGTATGTTTACTTTTGTATCAGGATACTGTGAATAAAGCTCAATTTTTTCAAAGCCTTTCTTCTTATGCCAGGACTGGATCTGTGAATAAAAGGCTTTTGGCTGGCATTTTTCTATTACTCGAAGTCTCTTTAAGCTGAACCGGACGGCGTGATCCAGGCAGACAACTACTTCTGTTTCCACAAAACGCCAAATATCATTGACACCAATCAAAAGATCGAAATCCTGCGGATCAAACAAATGTAAAGATGGACCTATTCCAAGGACAGCTACTTTTTCCATGGCTCAAAACGTTTCTTACTGTCAGTTTTCTTAACAAATTTATACAATGGCCTATCTGCTTCCCATCCGTGGGTGATTTCTGAAAGCCCCTGGCGCCGGCGATAGTTTCTCGTTCCTGCTGTGTCATGTTGAATCCACTCCGAGGGCTTTCCCTCCCAGTTCCATCCTTTACCAGAGGTATGATGTAACCCGGGAAATTCTTTTATCAAGGTATTGGTTAGCCCTTTTTTATGAATATCCAAAGCTGCTTTATAGCAAGGCGCCCCGTGATGGACATACCGATGAAATTCAAAATACCTTTTAACCTGGATCATGTGAAAAAACGGATGAAGCATCATCATAAAAGGTTTTCCTCTATGTGTAGGCTTGGATCCGTACTCAAAACCATCATAAGCTGTCTTCTCCAAATAACCCACTCCGTAGGTATGAGTTGAAAACATTTTCAACATCTCGGCAACCGGAGATTTTAACATAACAATGTCACTGTCGAAAATAACGGCAAACCGTGTCTTTACTCTTTCAAGAGCAAAATGCATTCCCGGCCCATGTCCGATATTATAGCCGAGTGCATGAACCTCCGTGTAATCTGAAATCAGACTGCTAACGTACCGCTGGCAATCACTTCCACGGCTCGAACCCTCGACGATTATCATTCTTTCGTCCGGGTGGAACTTCCGTACGCTCTCGTATGCCCGTTTTATCAAGTCTTTTGTTTCGTGAACCACGGTAATGAATGTAATATCGCTCATAGTAACTCGCATCATTTCCGATTTTTTCTGTTAAATATTTTAATCTTGAATCATTCCTCCCTCCAAGGTTCATAACATGACCTGCCCCGATGCCTCTTCTGCCCACCATTCCTTTAATACCTATTGCATAATCGTCTCCTTTGAATAGATTTATGTCCTTTTCATACTTATTTTTGTATAAAAGGTTGAAAAACTCCATATCAATAAACTTTGCCTGAAGGGATTTTTTGAAAAGATCTATCATGTCACGTGTGAACACTAATTGAAATAAACTAACATGCGTTTTGTTTCTGTTTCTAATCCACGTTCTTGACACAACGTTGTAGTAAATAGTCAAAAGTTCCCCGGCAACCTTATAGCCAACTAATCTTTTAGTCATTTCTTCCAAATAACTCGGACTGTAATAGTCGTCATCTTCGATAATAAATATTGACTTAACTTCAGGAAACTTCTCAATTGTATCGAGCGCACAAAGAATATTCCTTCCTTGCGTTATCTGCCCTGACCGCCATTCCGGTTTAGGGAATAGCTTTACAATATTCCAATTAGAACCAAACCCTTCCCCCAGGGTCTTAATCGTTGACGGAGAACAATCATCCACAATACACCATAAAATATTACTGGTGTATGTTTGGTTTCCCATCCACCTCTCGCAGTTTCTAATCTGATCAGGGCGCCGGCCCGTTGGTGTAATTAATGCAATCATAAATGACCTAACCATTTAAAATTAATAGGATTATTTCTTATGTTGTCTATCATCACATTATATTTTATTCCCAGTTTCCAGGCAACATAACAAAAGTAAAACTGATCTCTTTCGGCAAACCGTGTATAAAGTTCATGCCATTTCTTCCCGAACTCTTTTACTTGTGGTGTATTTCTCCATAATATAACACCGTTTTCTGTGAGACCGTTATTGCGTGGATAATCTTCTTGTATCATAAACTCGAACACTTCTCTGGCGGCTTCAGGAGTAACATACCTTATTTCCCTGCAAATATCTATCTCGTCATAAATACAGTTTCGCCACGGATGTTTAAATGCAGCAATATCATATCTTTTGAGGTATTTTCTTATTAACATTTTCGGAGACTGAAGAATTTCAATATTGCCATCAAGGTAAATATAATACTCATATTCAGGCAAATATTTCCACGGCTGCATTTTATAAATACGTGATTTTCTTCTTAAATTATTAGCAGGTTCAGATCGGATTATTACATTGTAACCTTTTTCTTCAGGCATTCTATCTGTAAACAAATAACTATCTGCTTCATCCTGATATTTTACAGGCAGCACTTTATCATAACCTCCGAATATTGATCTGTATATTGCTATTTTCTTCATTACATTTTTTGACTGATTACAAGCTCTCCCTTCCACCAGAACTCTACCTTTGAAATACTGACCACATTAAATTTATCAGATATTTTTTCTTTAATCCAAGTTATATCTAATGTGTCTATTGTTTCATATTCTCCGCCCTTTTGTATTGCTATTTCACAAAAGAACCTTCCCCCTTCTTTTAATAAGCGGTAAACTTCAGAAAAGAATTCATCAAAATGATATACATGGTCTATGCTATTGCAAAATACCGCATCAAACACACCATCAGGAAAATTTGTTTTATGAAAATCACCGTAAACAACATCCTTATTTTTCTCACCCGGATTAATATCAACTCCAATTGCCAAGGCTCCAATTCTCTTAAAAGCCCTTACTTCTCCACCCAGCCTTGCTCCTAAGCATAACACAGCTTCCCCGGATAATTGCTTCCCCTTATATCTTTCAAATACTGCCTTTTCATATTTTGTGTCAATATCTTTCACCCATTCTGGGTGTTTGGTCAACTTACTTGCCTGGTGAAGTAAGTACCGGTCATAAGACTTATTTATTTCTGGATACAATAATTTCATTTCTAAGTTCGTATTATACTGTTCATTTTTTCAAGAATCTTATAAACCCACCGTGAGGAAATATTAAAATCATATCCCGTAAACCGGACGGCCTTTGTTGTGTCGTAACCTTGTTTTTTATATTGATCGTATCTACAAATGATTTCATAATGCTTGAGAAGGGAAGGGTCAACCAGTCCTATGCGGATGTCATTTTTAAGTCGTTCATAATTTGTGTTTATATATTCAAACAAAGTCATATCCGTGCCTTAACTTCAATCTTTGTTTTATTCGCTGTCTTTGCTTGTATCTCTTCTACACTTACAACCGGAGCCGGCATCTTGCTTAACGCTGCAACAATATCATCTGCTGTTAACTGTTTTGTTTCGACTGTCTGTGCCTGTACCCCGACCGCTGTTCCGGCCATAACTGGGGCCTGAAATCTTTTTGTTGCTGGAGAAGCCGTCAAAGGTCCGGCGCCTCGGTCTCTCGGTATTGCCCCGCCCATTTTAACAGACATAATTTGCTTAACATTCGCCAAACCTTTTAAGATAACTGATGCCATCATTCCAATCCTGGCCGCTGTTGACGGAATAGCAGGATCATTAAGTGCTTTATTTGCTGCTGCGTATGTATCCATAGTCGCTGCTGACACTGCAAACGCTTTCCCCATCTGTGTCTGTTGTCCGAAAATCGAAGAGATAGAACTCAAGCTACTTATTGCTGCCTGTTCTTTTAACTGCTGATTCAGTATGATCTGATCTGTTTCCCACTTCGCCAATCTGACACGCTCTTTGATCAACTCTTCCTGTTTTCTATAAAAATCTTCATTTACCTGTAACTCTTTCAGCCGGATCCCTTCAATGGTAGTTAATCTTTTCAGTTCTTCATTAACTGCTTCGTGAAAAGGGTCAAAATATTCTTCAAGGATTTTCTTCTGTTCATCCTTCATTAGCTTTACCTCTTCGAGCATAAAGCCTGAAAGTCGGGAAATGTTCCTTCTTTGTTTTATGAAAAAGTTTGTATCTATATCAATCCATTTAGCATAGTGCGCTTCCAGCTCAAAAAGTTCCTTCTCGTGAGTATTTCTAACAAACTTCATTCGATCAGAAACATTTTGTTGCTGTGCATCTGTCATTCGTATAAACTGATAAATTTCCTGTGATGTCAGACCGGTTATTCTTGCAAGTGTTTCAATTTCTAAATCAAGTCGGGCCTTTGCTCTCCTTTTTTGATCAGCAAGAAGGACCTCCTCTAATCTGATCGCTTCCTGAAGTGCCTTCTTTCTTTCCTCGACAGATTTGGTCCTGTCACGTGCGCTGTATTCCAGCTTGGCAACCGCCCTTCTTATCTCAGCTGCTTCAGAAATATAATTCTGTTCCGAATCCAGCAGTATATCGAGTTGATATTGATAGTTTTTTGCAGCTGCCGTTGCCTCTTTCATCTGTTCGGCAATGCCAGAAAATGAATTGCGCATTTCCTCCCCGGCCTTTCTCCATTCTCCTTTAAAGAGGTGCCCAATAGCTTTAGAAAAATGTAAAATTCTTTGACGTAAAACATCAAATATCGCTTTTATCTGATCAAGTGTTGAAGCTAATTTTGTTCCTCCGGCATCTGTCGATTTAAAAATACTTATCAGTTTAGTAAAAGCAGGAATAAGCAATAAAATAGGATTTGCCGACATCGCTGTGTTTAGTAATCTCATTCCTTTCGCTGCTCCCCCCGCTGCTCCCGGGATAAAATCAAGACCTGATATTGCATCTTGAATTGATTTTGTATAATTGCCAACATTTAACCGGTTATCATTTACTCCTTTTCCGAACTTATCCAGGCCTTCTTTAAGGTTTTTTACTTTCTTACTTGCTTCAACGTATGCCTCAGATAGCCGATAAGTACCATCGGCATTCATCTCAAAAGTATTTGAAAGGAGTTTTAACTCTGTTTGTGCAACCTGCCACTGCCTGTAAAGTTCTTCATAAGAATGTTCATTTGCGTTAACAGACCGGGTCATGTAATCCAGGTTCTTTTGAGCATTCCTGAGATCCTGCTTTGCCACACGTAGGGCCGCGGCTTTTTTCTCTACCTCTTCCCTTGATGCCGTTGTGCTATTCTTGAGTTTGTAATTCTCTATCGTGAGATCTTCAACTCTTTTGCGTGCATCTTCTACATTCTTTGCATATTCATCAAGATTGTCCTCGACATTTATCAGATATTTTTTTTCTTCATCCATTGCTATAATTTTATCAGTTCAACTGTTGCCAACCGTCCTTCAACATAATTTTCCACACGATTAACATAATAATAGGCGCCAAACTGACGCAAATAAACCGGAATGTAATGTTTTAAATTCGATAATTCCGCCGCCGGTAGGTTAAACCTACATCTTTTTACAGTTGCTTTATCAAGTATAAGGGACAACCCGTCATAATAACGACTTAAAGAACTGAAAGCAACACCAAGGCCGGTCACTCTTTTAGGATTGTTAACATCAAAACTGCTGCCGCCTGATATTTCTGTACGAAAACCCAAAGTGTATCCAGGTGTATCGGTCAAATAAACAATCCTGGGATCAATCTTTGATTCCAATCTGTATAAACCAACTCCTTCCGCAGTGGCAAAATTTATTCTACTTACAGATACATCAAACACCTTCACTTCATCTGTTGAAGACACGGGAAGATCAATAACTGTTTTTTCTTTCTCTAAAGTTTCATCTTCGATACTTATAACACCGGTCCCGGTTTCCGGCTTGACGTCATCGGAAGGTTTATATCTTAAATAATTTCTTTGTGCGTATGAGCCAATTCTAAACTCCGTGTTTATGTCTTGTTCCGATAAGTAATCAGTCCAGTCCCGGGCAATCGGGATGTTATCGTAAAGTTCTATATAATTCCAGAAATGAATAACTCCTTTTTTGGGATCTGTCTCTGGTATTAAGCAAAACATATTACAAATCAATTTAATAAAATCTGTCTGAGTTATGTCAGGAAGATGTCTTGAAACCGGAACAGAAGATCCATAACCAATCTGCGCAACGTCAATATCTATCACTTCAACAGAAAAGTAAGTGCATCCATTATTATAGGTTGTCCAAAAAGAAACAACATTGCTTGCCAGTACTTCTATTGTTCCCACATAACGGCGCCGGAAAGCACTTAATCCTCCGGTATAAAAGCCGTCATCTGTCATCTCTACCGATTCTACATTATCAAGATAGAGATAAACGTTTGTTGGAACACCGAGTGAGTTATGAATTTCTATTCTAAAAGTTACAGAAGCAGAATAACGTGCGTAAAATCTTGATAGGGTCTTCCACGAAATATCACCGTTTATTGAGGTCGGTGTTGCATGGACCTGCCATTGTAACTGGTTTCTATTGGCTGTCATGACACGCCTATTAGCAACATGAACATAATACATTGAAAGTGCCGTGTCAATATATGATGCATCACGGGAACCGATCGGAAGAAATAACTTACGGTACGTGTCATCTTTAAAGATCTTCCCGGTAAACAAGTAGCCTGCTTCAGAAATGATCCTCTCAAATATCGTTGAGACTCTTATGAACGGCCAGACCCATCCGCCCCAAACCTCAACACGACTTCCATCATCCATTAACATAGAACCATCACTTGAACCGTCGCAAAGCGGGTAAATAAAATCCCAGTCATTTAGTTGGCTATTCTGTTGAACTTGTGCTGTCCATGAATGATTTAAACTATCTAAATCAACATCTGAAATATTCAGGTTTTCAAGCAAACGGAAGAAATCCAGATTACCGGAATAAACCGATACCGCATAATACCGGTCCGTGACTTTATTTATAACTGCTGTTCCAAATGACATCACCTCCATTCCATCAACAAGAATCCTGGCATTATGTAAGAAATACGGGAATCGTGAAGCTGATCTTCCCACAGCCTCAAACAGTTCCTGCATACGACGTGTTTTAAGGACATTGAATTCATATGTGAAGTCACTCATCCTGTCCTGCATCTCACCAATATCATTTACTTGTTTTGTTATTGCGAGAACCTCGTCGGGTTCCATGTCGCAAAGGATGTCATTTATATAAAGCTGAACACCTCGACTGCTCGCCACTGGCTCATCTCCTTGTGCTTTTCTATGAAATGTAAACTCAACAATATAACCGTTGTCCCCTGCATCCCGGATCTCATGCTCCTCCTCTTCTAAGGTAATTTCAATCCATTTACCGGCAAACATTTCAACACATTCAGCCATCAGAAGTCCGGTGAATCCCTGTATGCTTTGCACTTCAGCAGTCACTGTTGTACTGTAGGTTTCCTTAATACCTGAAGCTGTTTCCGTTTTGGAAATAACTGAAAAGTTGTTTTTTACCTGAACATCCGAGTGAGTAACTTTTAGCTTAACATCGTAATTATTTTTAAACAAATAGTAGTGCCATCCATTAAACCACCAGCGTAAATATATTCCTTCATTACAATTATCAACAGAAACCTTTACCGGTCTTATTATTGTTTTTATTCCTTCAATCGTGTTATTATAATAACACATTGCCGGACCGGAAGACATGACCCACGCGCCATCACTTTCAATAACCGGGATACTATCACCATTACAAAACATTGTTTCCCTTAAATCTTCCGCAAGCCATTCCTGTGATCCGATACAAATTGTCGGATAATGCCTGCCGTCATTGCCTACATATAAACCGGTTTCGCCATCCTGTAGGTCTGTTGTATCTTTTACCAACCTAATCAGGATCCCCGCTGTTTTCATCTTAATGTACCAAGAAACGTTCTCCGGCCAGGAAGCAAACAGTCTTTCTGATGTACTCGAAAGATAGACCATCATAGCGCTTCTGTCAGGGAACATTAAATCAGTGTAAGGATCCGAAGTCCAGTATTCAGCCATTAATCCTCTTCGGGAAAATTTTCCGTTTTCTTTTCTTATTCCGTAAGCTGCACCGTTAAATCCTGATGAGTTTGTAGCGCCCGTATTTGGATCATCAAAAGATTCTCCTTTCAAAGCACCGCCTGCTGTATTACTTGCCTGTGTTCCCGAAGGATCAAGAAAACTCAATAACGCCCTCCAATCGTCGTTTGTCGGAACATGCCAGCCCTCTCCAGCAATGTTCTCAACAACAAACCAGTTATAAAGTGCGCCCTTCATAAATCCAAATAGTTATAAATTTTATCGTACACCATTGACAGAGGTATTCCCGCTGCCGGCCAAAAAAGTAATTCAATAATATCAAAAGGTTGAGTAAATATAAAATACCACAAACAAACTTGCCCTACAAAACATTTATAACACGCCCCCAAAGGAGAAGCCAACCAGCCGGGAAGTCGAACCAACCACCTTTGGTAAAAGTAAAATATGTTTCCCGGACTGCCCAAGGCAACAAACATATAGGCAATCAATGATATTTTTATCAACTCGGACATGGCATTCCTACTCTGTATTGTATAACCGTTATTTCCTTCTGCCTCCCATAGCTTGTAATTCGTAAGGTGGCTTGATATGGTGTCCCGCTCATATTCTCTTCCACGCACGAAATAGTTGTTGACTGTCCCGATGATCCACTCATGCGGCTTGCAGTAAATTTATTACCCAACACCCATGATGCCGTCCATGGACCAGAGGTCGTTATTGTTATAGTATCCGTAAAACATGGATTCCCCACCGAATCAAATACGACATAATCCACACTGACCTCAATAATTGCATCTCCTGTTTTTACACTAATCACATTCGAGTTATAAGAAGTACCGGAAATATTGTCTGCCCGGACACGGTAATAATAATTTGTTTCAGCGTTTAACCCGAGAACAACAAAAGACAAAGATCCACCAACATCAAAATTCTGCAATACGAAAGAGGAAAAATCTTCATACTTCGATACGTCGATATAATACCTTTCCGCCACGTGTGAATAATTCCAATTCGCCCTGAAGGTTGTTGGTGTGATGTCTGATGCTGCCGTTGCCTTTGGTGAGTCTGGCTCCGGTATTCCAAACTGTGTTACATCAATCACAATATCCGCCGCCCCTGATACAGAAAGTGTAAATTGGCCGGTTCGCTCAATCCCGTCGTTTTTACTGGTAGGGTAAACCGATACTATTTTTGTTGACTGGTTAACTGATACATTTACCCAAGGAATTGTATTTGTAACAGTTACTTCTTTATCGGGCGCCACGGTCAATAGTATATACGCCTCGATGCCTGCGCCGTAGTAATCCCAGTTGAAGGTCTGTGACTGCTTATTGGCCTCAAATACCTGAGCCGTTCCTGCAAATTGCTTAACGGTAATAAAAACGGGCGAGAACCCCCCAAGAGAAAGTTCAATAACCCCCTCACGATCATATCCCGTATTTACCGATGTCGGATATACAACCAGCTTACCGACAAGATTCAAAACAACCAGCCAGTCCAGATTGTGTTTGATAACCGAGAATTCCTTCGAGGGTGCAAATACCGTTATTGCTTGTGCAGATTCCTGCCCTGAATCATCCCCCATGAAATAGATGTTGTTTTTTCCGACCTTAAAGAACTCTGCCGGAACGTGAGGTGATGAGGGAATATAAAGGGTTTCCCCACCGGAACAGGCCCCGATAAACATCATGAAAATAAGTTCATATCCTCGCATATAGTTTTTCCCCACAATATTCGCTGAGGGCTCTAAGTACACAGTTGCCCATCCTGTGTCATCAAGCAGATAAATCTCACGGCTCAACATAATTGTCCTGACCCCTGTCATCTGCTCATGATCAATCTGTCCGCTTGATATCTGCATCCCCCGGCTCCCTGTCTTGCCGTGACCACGCCCGGCAGTTTGAAACACCTCTCGGCCTATTCGGAAATTCCAGTAATGCCAACCATTGTAATACCAGCGCAATAACGCCCCTCCCTTGGTACACTCAACATTTATGCGCTGTAACTCATAGACGTCTTTTCCGTATGGCAGATAACATACTTTCATTCAGCCTCGATTGAAACAGTAAAATACGACGCTCCCTCTGGTACGTCACTCTCACTTATTAACAAGCTATGAACATACCCCTGAATCCCGGCCGAGGGAATGGCCTGAGTGATGTCAATTCCCACTCGCTTATTTTGTGCGTCGTACGCTTTGATTGTCACAATGATTTCCGGGTAAGGTATCTCGGGAAGTATAAAGGATATATCAAACGGCATTCCTCGGTAATAAACCGGCCGCTCAAATGTATTTAAAAACGGTGCGTCATCAATCTCGGACGCAATATACTCCGATAGATTAGCCCCCTGATCCTCCGACCTGATCGCCTCAACGTAATTCCACGTCACCGGTTCCGCCGGCGATGTATCTGTCATTTCCTGTTGCCATTCCTCGTCCGACCCCCACCATACACCCCGGTATTCAAAACGGAAACTGCCTGACTTGCTTTTCTCCGGTGTTATCTTCGATAGGTAATCACCGTCTTTTCTTTTTGAAGTAGCAATGCTTAGTAAAGAACTGATATCAACATCTGCATAACCCAGCCGGTTCGGAGCAGAGACAACAGTCATATGAGAATATTTACCGTTAATCTGTACCCGGGCTTCAAAATGAAAATTTCTATACTCGGTGTTATTGTTTACAATAGCCGGGGGTTGTGTGAAGTTGTCATAAGGAACATCAACCACAATAATATTTGTAGTAGCATCCAGTACGGTCGTTATGTAGGTGTTTCCGACAGAATCAATAATAATAATACTATCCCCGACCATACCGGTAAACTCTCTATCAAGAGTTATCGCTGTTCCATCCGGTGAGGTGATTTGAGCAACATAACCTTCAACGTTATAGTCCCGGCGCTGCAAGCCAAAAATAACGGGATTGTCTGTTGCTACCCACCTGATGATAATTGACGGATCAGCCGTGTTGTAACAGGCCGGTGTGCTGACGAGTTCAACTTGCTTCATAATCTTTCAATTTTTCTTCGATATACCCCTCGTCATTACTGACGAATCCATCCCGGCAGTCAGCCTGAAACTCTCTACATAGCCAAGCAAGGTCTTTTAGGGTGAGGAAATAACCGGTTCGATAAACCTGATACTTTTTTCCCTGTTCGTCCTTTAATGTCCTGAGTGATAATTCTGGTATCATAGTATTTCCTTTGTGATTTTGTCTATCTGTTCGCCGTACTTCTTTTCAATTCGTTCTATGGTTTCCTCCCTGGCTGCTTCGTATATGTCAACAAATCGACCAGAGCGAAAGTGTTTATTCCCGTACTTATTTATGTACCACGTCATTCTCTTTGCTTCCGAAACCCTGCCCTCCTCGGTTACTGATTGAAACATATTTCTTCGCTGCATCCATGCAAAGATTTTCTTCCACAGCTGATGGTCTTTTGTGCTTTTCCTCGGCCCTCTTCCTTTTTGAAGAACTGGAAACCAGAACGGCGCCAATACACCTGCTCCATTTTCACGCTCTTCTATCTCAAGTTTGTCAAGAAGGGACTGCGAAATTCGCTGTCCGCTAAACATACTTTTTTGCCCGATCTCGTTAACAAACCTTTTCAGCTCTTCTACTATTTCAGGAATTATTGACATTAACAAGGATATCTTAATTCATTACTCAAAGGTTTCATATTTGTTGACATGGTCCATCCCAAAACGTTGGCATCATATTCCGGTTCACGAATTTTCATTAAAACAATATTCGGATGAATGCTAAACATTCCAGAATTTATAAGATGTGAAATAAACCGCTTACAAACATCGAGAGTGTGTCTGTAAACTTTTTCATTTCGTGAAGCCGTCTGTTCAAGCGGAACCTGCTGAAAAATTTGTATAAGCAGCGGATCGGGATGCTCGACAATTGTGTTTGCTTTTATTTCCAGTCTTAACCGGTTTGGCTGAGCGATTAATCCAACTGTATCGGAGATCTTTGTTTGGTCCGCCAATACATTTGATAAATTATCTGATCCGTAAATTACGTAAGTGCAACCAGCATCTTTCAATAATTTTTTAAGTGTTCCTATCATCTCTTTTTAATTTTCGCTTCTGATTCAATTCGTAATAAATCCATGAGTCGCTCCTGGTATTCTGCAATTTCTTTCTGCATCATAAACCGTACTAAACATTCGTTATAAGAAAGAAGCAAGGCCTGATCAGTAGTGATGTTCATTGTTTTACAGAGAAAATCTAAAGAGCTTAATTCAGAAAAGACACTCAGCTTTTCAATACCTGCTGCCCTTTCAATCTTCGACGGCTCCCGATGCAACAGCTTCTGTTCACGTTCTGCTACTTCGGATGTGAGGTTTATGAGATGCATAACCGTCGGATATAGTTCAACTAACGTGCAATTTAATACTTTTTTTACAATATCTGTGCTTCTTTCCTCACTCCATTTTGATTTTTTATACAGCGGGTAAAAGTATCCGATAATAAATCGCAGGATCAAAGCAACATCATTCGGTTCCTCTTTCGAGAAATACAGCCGCTGCCCGTAGCATATATTATCCGTGAATTCATCGACATCCTTCGGAACTGGCAACTGCTTTCTTCCGATCTTTATTACTTCAGGAGGAGGCAATTTTATCAAATCATCGGCCAGACCCCCCAGCCGTTCAGGGTAGAACAGTAAATGAATTACTTTTATCTTTTTTAATTTCATCCCCGCCACGTCTGAATACCTCTCGGCTTTACTATTTGTGTCATCACATAGTACCTTATACAGTCAATCAGATGATCAAACGCCGGAATAGGAATGCCGGCCTTTTTGTCTGACCACAGATAATTACGGAGTTCTTTTATCAGGTTGACTGATTCCTCATCAATAATCAATTCAAAACCCAACATTAAACGGATCCCCTCCAGGACACTTCCTGCCGGCTTACTGACTGCCTTCACGTTGAATCGCTTTCTCAGCTCGGCAATCAATCGAGGCGCTTCACTATCGGCAACAATCAAATCCCGTGTACTGGCATAACGGCCAACCATATCCTTCAGGTTATCCACAGACTGACCTACCTCATAGAAACACTCTTTTGCATATATCCTTCCCCTCCTCATGTCGATCGCCACCTTAACCATTGCATCCGGGTTGGGATGAAATCCAAAGTCTAACCCAAACCCAAACGGAAGAGATTCATCAAATTCCCCTTTTCTCCAATTTGTAAAAATAACCCCTTCATGCCTCCCGATCTGCCCATCCAGATAAATCTTTTTGTAATTTGGATCACGTTCTGCCCGAAGCAAGATATCTTTTTTAATATGCTCCGAGAGAAATGGGTTGTCAAAAAGAGTTGAATGAATTAAAGTCAGGTCTTTTTTGTACTGTGGATTGTTAATGTACTCATCGTAAATCCAGAATTCAGTAACCGGGTTCCAATCTGCATAAATTCTCTGCCGTGTTCTTTGACAAAGGTGAAAGAAGATCTCATAATCCAAATACTGGATTTCATTCACGAATAGATAATCCCTTTCCGGCCCATGAACCTTGCTTAGTGAATCGACAGAAAAGAATTCTATAATTGATTTATTAAAACGGAAGATATGATCTGATTTATGATGATCTTTTTCAACATAAAGATTATTTCTCTGAAGGAAGCTTACAAAATCCCTCACCGCCCCCTTTCTGAGATGTGGCATTGTTCGGATACTATTGAAAAGATGATTGGCTCCTTGCTTTGAAGAGCCGTTACGAATGCTACCTGGTTTAATGAATATGTTTTTGAACTCCTGGTTCCGCCTTCATTAAAAACATACCGTGTTTTTGCTTTTAAATTTTTATAGAATAAAGACGATACCGGTATTTCTAATTCATTTTTCAACAAATGTAATGTTTATCTTATCTCCCCTTGTTGTATGGTCAACCTTTGATGACTCAATAAGCCCCAGGTCACGAGCAATAATATTGTGTTGAAATATACCTATTGCGGCTCCTTCAAACTTTTGAACATAGATAATTGATTCTATCTTACGTATGACTTCCAAAAAATCTTCTGGTGCGTTCTTTTTAAAATCGCTTAACCAACTGCTTGAAGCATCAACATAAAGCAAAAAAGCCTTTATTGTATAGGGCCTTTTAAGCTTAACTATGTTCACATGCTTTGTTCCTTTATTGTCTTCAACTTCTATTGGA